GGACAGTACAAGCACATGGTGTGGGATTATGGCCGTGACTCGGCATGGGTCCCGACGTGTGTTGGTGGGATTGCACGGAAAATTCTTGAGTTTGTAGGATCCGGCCTGGGGTTCTGGCGTTCGTTGGACGCGATTATGTTTCATATTGACCAATTCCAAATTTCTTCAGATCGACGTATTGTGGCCCTCGTACCATATTGTCGGTTGCCCCGTCTGCTATGGGATGATGAAGAATCACGGTTGAAGCGTTTGGACGTTTCGACTGCTGATGGTCGATTTAATATAATGCGTGTTCTAACGGGCACTGGATCAAACATCGTGATATCGGCAGCTGGCGAAGCTGCCTCAGTCACTATACCTGAAGAGGCTTTCGTAGGAACACGAAACAGGTATGATGGCTTGACGACCAAGGTGTTGTCAGATGTCGTGAGGTTTGCCAAAGATCATGTGGATGCCAACGCTGCGTCGATCCTGAGTAAATACTTGGCTGCAATAAAAGAACCGGTAGTGAAAGCTACTATTATGCACCCTGGTATGCCGGCTGTGCACTATATGTGTGCAGGCCCGAATAAGGTCGAGGACGGGAAATCGTATGCGAGGAAGTATGCGAATCAACCATTGTCAGAGGAAGCAGTCTATCCAATGGAGTGCGAGAATAATGAGCGCATGTGCGTGGAGAAGCGGATTCATCTTCCGCAACGCACAGCCCATGAGTTGATCAGTGCGAATAGTGGTGTAAGAAAGAACGGAGGAGTGCCTTCAAGATTTCTGAAGTATTCAAAAGAGTTTGTCGAGTGTTTGGTACCTGGTACGGAGGCGGCGCGTGGAGTGCCGCTCACGACAGCTGACGTTGTTGAAGAGCAGGACCGACCAATGCAGAGATTGAGATCATCAAAACGTGTTATGGATGTGACAGAGCGATTCGTTGCTCAGTCATTCCAGAAACGCGAGGCTTACAATGTTGCCAATGATCCACGGAACATAACTACATGTCCTACTATGCATACGTTGGTGTTGTCGTCTTACACGTTAGCGTTTAAACAACAGGTGCTTAAAGCAGTCAAGTGGTATACCCCGGGAAGATCGCCGGTGGATATAGCTTCTAGCATTGCAGAGTATTGTCAAAGCAACAGTGCTGTGGTCGAAGGGGACTACTCCCGTTTTGATGGTACTATTACCAGATGGCTCCGTACCAACGTTGAGCATGCTGCATACCTGCGATGGGTGAAGACGGAATACTTACCAGAGCTGGCAGAACTGTTGCTGTCGGAGTTTGAACCGAAGGCGTTCACGAAGGGAGGGTTAGAGTACTTTCCTGGTTGTTCAAGATTGAGTGGTTCGCCGCTCACGACTGATGGTAATACCATGATCAACGCATTCGTAGCGTTCGCGACGTTACGAGAAATGGGCGCAGATGTGGACTGGGCGTTTGGTGAATGTGGGATGTTTTACGGAGATGATTCAATCATGCATGGTCGCGTGGTTGACCCTGAGAAGGGGCTCACCGTACTCACCCGTGTCGCCGGGACGCTCGGGTTGCAGCTGAAAGCGCAAATCAAACCCGCTCACACCCCCGTCAATTTTCTTTCTAGAGTCTTCCCAGATCCGTGGACGACCCCAGACTCCTTCGCAGATCCTATGCGAGCAATGTTGAAGATTCATACGACGTCAAACGTCACAGAGGACATACATCGTTGTGGTTATAATAAAGCTACCTCGTATTTAACTACCGATTCGCAGACTCCATTTGTTGCGGACTGGTGCAAGGCATATCTACGAGCACTCGGGAGAACATACGATGAACACTCTGCAGACGACCTACCGTATTGGTACATTGTAAAGGAGTACCGTGATGCGCCGTGGCCGCAGACTACGGTTCCGAATCATGTCGGATTGATTGCTGAGTTGCTGACTGTCACAGAGGCAGAACTCAGGCTGCATATTACGAAATTGCAGCAATACGCGGGCGGCGTAGAATCAATCCCGGTGCTATCCATTGCACCGTTGGACGTGAAGGTTCCGTGTACGGTGAACGGCGTTGAGCGCGTTCCTGG